CCACTACACAAGATCCTACCACACTGTCCAACAGCGCCCCACCATCGTTTCATGGCTTTCTCGTTGGGAATGGGTAGTAGACACATAGGATCCTTCATCAGCACGGCACGCAAATTACGCACCATGCGCCAACCAGTCGATAACTCAACCGGGTGTGTTTGGCAGAACTCGAGTTTCTCGAAATGATAAACTGGAGGCTCAACTGTCATGGCAAATCCACGCTTGCGGAACCATGCAGGAACACTACCCAGTAACATATCGACATGTTGACGTTCAACGATCAACACGCAGTCATCACCATTATTGGCGAGTTCTGCTATAACATTGTGTTGACGGACAAACGCCCACACGAGGGCACACATAATAATGCAATTGCCGAGAGAGGTATTCAAGTCACCGGACGACCGGGTGCCGTCCATCTTGAATTTAACCTTACCATCGGCAGCATACGCCGTCCCTTCATTCTGTAGTTGCCACATGAGCAACTGCTCCAATTCGTCGTTCCCGGGAAACAACAATTTGTAGAAGGAATGTTCGTATGCAAGAGCTTCAGTACTCACATGCATGTCAAACTTTGTAGCATCCAATCCGATACCGACCGGGTGCTTAAAAAGCGACCACTTGTCGTGCAGGATTTTTGCAGCAATGTCGGCATTGTATCCTTTAATGACCGTAGCACGTGTACGTCCACCCCACGCCTTATTAATCGCCCTGAAAAACCGATGCTCAGCATGCTTCAAATACCTGCCAAGATGTAGGTTGTATCTAGGTGACCTAGGGTTGATAACCCGTGGTGGTTTTGACACATCTTGTTTTTCAAACTTAACGAGCGACTTGAGTCGGGAGCCCGCTCGCGACACCCCCCTCTCATAAAGGGAGTTACGTGCCTGTTCGTACAACCTACGCTTCGGGCCGCGGTATGCTTGGACAACTTCATCCAACGATAACACGGGCAAATGTGGCATATACGTCATCACTAGCCGCCTGAACTCAACCAATTCAATGGTTCGATAAGCCTGAATCGACACCTCAAACGCGGGCCTAAAGCCTTCCCCATCTTTACATAAGAAATATCTTTCAGTAAAGGCGCGTTCGATGGTGTCGACGTCGTTATTATACACGCCAAGGTTATGATCTGGACCGAGACCAGTAGTAATCATAAACTGGCGTGTCTTTGCAGTCTGTCCATTGCGAATCACAGACAACTCGCCACGACACTTCTGTCGTCGCAGCACTGGCAATGCTGGATCGACGGAAGTGGATTGGCCAGCGACACGAATTGGACGACCCTAGCAGACCTCAAGG